GCAGCGTATTGACTGACGCGGCTATTATTAGTGCAATAATCCCCGCAATTTCTGCACTAATAATAGCCGCGTCAGTCAATACGCTGCTATCATTGACACTTATTTGCGAGGTGATATTAAGACTGTCTGCACTGCTTGCGCTGTCTGGTGCTGCACTATTGGCAGCAACAGAAACGCCGCTTGTTGCTGTGCTGCTATCATTAACAACGATAGTTGTGCCGCTGGTTGCTTCTGTATAGTCAATCGTCAATGTTGCTATTGGGTTGCCTGTATTGACTGGCGTGGATATGCTAATATCGCCGCCAGTGCCGGCATAATACACCCGTATAAGTACAGTAGCCCCGCTTGAATAGTCGAAATTGCTCACCAATTCTTGAAAAATCGGTGACAAATCTGGCGTGTCAAAGTACCCTGGCGCGCCTAAATCTATATTATACCAGTTGACGCTTGCAGTAGTGCCAGCGCGCCCCGATATTCCATTTGTTGGGTCGCCCGCCGCGGGGCGAATTGCATCGGCGATAAACTCGGCGTCAATGGTGTGATTCGGCTCATCGGCAGAACCAATAGGTAAATGAAAATTTATGCTGGCGGTGTTGATGGTTGCCCCGGCGGGCAATGTCACCTCAAACGCATACGACAGATATTCGCCCGTGCCATTTGACCTGTACCAAATATCGCCATCTGTTGCCGCGTCACGAATAACCCCGCCTAACTCTGCGGCATAATCCGCGGCATTCGGCGCGGTGATGCTAAAAATAGCCATCTATTTATTGCCTCGCACAGACTTTGTAAATCCATCACCGCGGAAATGTATCGCCGGTACTGCCAACCGCCGGTAGGCATCGCCGCCGCAATTTGGGCAATGCTGCGCCTCGGTGCGTGTATCCTGTACGCGCCGCTCAAAAACACGCCCGCAAACGCTGCATTTAAACTCATATAACCGCTTCATTTTACGCCATTCCCGCCGCACGTAGCGCACGCAGCACACCATTTTGCGCCTCGGCGGCATTGCTTGCATTGATGGTAATGTTGACCGTATTGCCGGCGGCACTATCTCGATGTGTCGGCAATACCGTCTCACCACCGTGCGCTAGTATCAATTGCGGACTACCAACCGGACCCGGCACAATCCCGCCGCTATCAAAGCCCGGCACATTGACACCCAACGCCCCCAGCCCGCCGGCGATACCGCCCAGCAGGTTAAAATTCCCGCTGCTCAAAATATCGCCTATTTTTTTGAGTTGGTTCCATAGTGCGCTTGCCGCGTCAACCGCCGCCCGAATTTGCTCGACAATCCAAGCGATACCCTGGAACGCCAGCCCAACCGCCTGAATGGAAATCACCACCGCATCCAGCGTGTATTTTAGCGATTGCAGCAGCACATCCATTGCGCTCACGTCATTACCCGCCAACCCTAACGCGGTTTTCATCCGGTCAATCGCATCTTTTATCATCGCCAACGCCGGGCCTACTGTCTCATCCAGTTTCGCCGCAAATTCCTCCCAAATCGGCCGCGCCCGCGTCATAAACTCATCCAGCCACGCGCCGGCTTTTTGCGCAAAGTCGGCAATTGCCGGCCCGCCTGTCTCGGTAAACCACGCGCCAAATTTCTCGAATGCCGGCTGCAATCCGCTCGCCATTTTTTCAACCAGCGGTGATAGTGCGTCACCAACCTGCACCAACATTGCTGCGCCGCTGGCTTTAATTTTGTCAAAACTGCGCGCCAAACCGCTATCCATCTGCTCATACGCGGCCTGTGTCGCGCCGGCACTGTCCTGCATCGCCTGCAAATTTGCGTTAAACGTGTCAGCATTCGCGCCGGTCAATGCCAATGCCGCATTGCCTGCCTCGACGCTGCCAAACATATCCTGCAATGATACGCCGTTCGCCTCCGCCGCCTGCTGCATTATCGCCAGCGCATCCTGTACATTGCCGTCCTGCGCGATAAACTCGGCAAAACCAACGCCGGCGGCCTCTTTGAATGCCGCACTCGTTTTTGTGCCATCCTTGCTCAACTCAACCAGCAATTGCCGCATCTGTGTCGTTGCCACACTGGTCGGCACACCCTGCGCGGTCATCGTTGCCATTGCCGCCGTAATGTCGCCAAATCCAACCCCCAACGCCGAGGCGGTTGGGATGACGTTAAACAGGCTTTCGCTCAATTCGCCGAATGTGGTTTTGCCATTTTTGACCGCTGTGAACATCAAATCGCTGGCTTGCCCCGCGCCGATAACGTCCTCACCATAGGCATTGACCACGCTGGTGATGCCATCTATTGCTGTTGTCAAATCTGTTACGCCGCCAACTGCGGCTTTTTGCGACGTCTCTAAAAAGTCAAACACATTGTCAGGCGGCACACCGGCACTAATCGCCTGATACAATGCCGGCACCACCTCATCCGGCAATACGCCGAACGTTTTGCTAAATTTGAGCACCTGCGCGCTCATATCATCCATCGCGCTCTGCGACATCCCCGGCATCAGCGTAAATACCTCATTCATTGAGTTTTGGAAGTCAACAAATGATTTTGTGCCGGCCACCGCCAGCCCGGCCACCGCTGCGCCGGCAATTGCCGTGCCCGCCACCGCCGCCGTGCCAACCGCGCCAAATGCAGTCTTGCCAAAGCCAACAACAGATTTTTCGGCCTTGCCGAGCGTCTTTTTTAGGCCGGACATATTGCCGGTGATGTCAATGACTAAATTACCAATTGTCGCCATTTTTTAATTCCTTACCGCCGAGTGCGGCATTCGCCATCCGTGCCAGTGCCAGCAAATCAGCCGCGGATTTTGGCTTTCGTTTACCAAATTTCGGCATAAACTCCGCCGGCGTAAACGGCTTCGGTTTGCGTTTTGTGTCTCGCGCTGTATTAGCCACTGTACTGGCGATAATTGCCGCCCGGCTGTCTGCGCGCACCTCGCCAAACGGCTCGATGTTGTAATACGCCTGCCATTCGGTCAACTCGCTGGCCGGTATCTGCGCCAATAGCACACTAACCGGCATCCCCAACGCCAACGCCAATGCAAAATAAAACCTGCGCCGGGGATGCTCTAAAAATTTTCCTCTGCCGCCTGCACGTCTGCCGCAGTCATCCCGGATAGACGCATCGCCACCCAGAATACGCGGTCCAACGCCGCTGCGCTCAACTCGCCCAGCCGTTTGGCATCCGCGTCAGAGAACAGCCGCTTGCCATCCTCGTCAATGCAGGCCATCGCCACCAGCCGCGCCCGCATATTGTGCAGGTCTCTTTTGTCGCCACCGGCCACGCTCATCTCCAGCGCGTCACGTTCTGCGCCGGTCAGTTCGCGCACGCGCACCGCGCCACCCCATTCCGGCACGTCCACGTCTTCCGTTTTTAGTGCGGTTTGCGCAAAGATGTCGCTCTTTTTGAGTAATGCCATTGTGTCTCCTATGCTATTACTGGCTCGCCGGATACTTTGATGGTAACGTCTGCGCTCAATTCGCCATCCATCGGCGCCTTTGGTTCAAACGCGGTCACAATGCCGTCGAATGTCCACGTAGTCGGCGTGGTGTCCGGGAACGTGACAATCCAACTGGCGATGGTGCTATCATCCCACAAATCCGCCAGAATGCCTGTGGCTTTTGCGTGTGTCGTCAAATCAGGGTCAAACAGAATGTCAAAACTCACCTCACCCGCATCTTTCAGACCCTTGATGTACTCGCGCCAATTGTTCGTGCTGTCGCGTGCGGTCGTCTCGATGGTATCGCGGCTCAATCCGGGACCACTAATGTCGCGCACCTGCCCAATCTCGGCAGCCGTCCCGGCCCCCGCACCATCAATATCTACTTGTAATGTTACGCCATAACCTGCATATTTAGCCATTTTTACACCTCGTTAATCGTTAATTTTCGGCTATTTGATAATCCAATGATGCGCGGTACAATTCCAACGCATCATCCCATAATTCGATATTACCAACTTCAATCTGTCCGGATAGTGCCGCCACAACCGCCGCCGCCAACGCCTTCGCGCCGGTGTAGGTTGTGGCGTAACAGTCAATTTGCATCCGCACAAATGCCAGCCCGTTGCCGGTTCGCGTCTGCACCGGTCGCGTGCT